TCATTCCCTGACCGCGATCCCCACCCAGTACCGTGCCTTGTTCGTCCGGTCCTTCTGAATACCCATATTCTGCAGATGAATCCCGAACATCCGCTGCGAGTACGGGCGCTCGGAGTTCCGCTCGCACCATGCGAGGTAGGAACGGAAAAGATCGCCGGACGAAATCCGCAAATACCCCGTCGGATCGACGATACAGCATTCCTGCAAGAATGAGCCGATCAAGTCCATCTCGTCCTGGTATTCATTCGTCGCGAGCCGTACCTCCTCCGGTTCCCCGAGGCGTTCCTTTTGCCATCGAATACAACCCTCGACCATCCAGTTGAGAATCCCCTTATGCTCCTTCCTGAGCTTCTCCATGAGATCCGGATCACGCTCCTCGTACGGAATGGTCACGGTAAACGGGATGAGCTTGATTCGCCGCCATATACCATGGTCGTTTCCCCGGATCACCGGCTTGTGGTTGGTCGCCATGAATATCTTGAACGTCGGCAGGAAGTCGAAATACTCGCCATAGAGGAATCGCGCGGTCATCATATCCTGTCCGGTCACCTGCTTGATGAGCGGTTCGCTCATCCGCTTTCCTTCCTCGGCCTCGACCGTCGTCACGAAACGCGTCCCCCGAAGACGCGCTATATCGTTCGAGATGCCGTCACCATGTTTCTTCATGAACGTCTCGGTCGGCGTCGCCATTGAGTACTCGCCCATGATCTCCATGATAGTATTGATAAAAGTACTTTTACCGTTCGCTCCCGACCCATACAGAATGAACATAACCTGCTCACTCATGTCCCCCGTCATTGCCCATCCGACGGCCTTTTGAAGGAAGTAGATCAACGGGGCGTTGCCGTTCATGATACGGAGAAGGAAGTTATACCATTCCGGGCACTGTTCGCCCCGGTCAAACGAGACGGCCGCGCACTTGGTAATAAACCTCTCCCGCATCGGCGGATTCAGCTCGCCGGTACGGAGATCGAGCGTTCCATTCCTCACGTTCAGGAGAAAGGGCTCTCGATCGACTTGTGCGGGAAGTATCCGCACCGAACGCTCAAGGCTAGCGCTCTCCACAAGCGCCTGCCGCCTCCGCAAGGATTCGCATTTCACGAGATGCTTCACGAGCTCGACCGCGCGCTGATGATCGCTGATCCGGGTAACGCGAAGGAACATGCTTCGAAGGAATTCCTTCGCGAGCGCGAAAATCTCTCCGCAGTCGTCTGGCCGCCAGGTATTCCCGTCCCAGATGAGCCATTTCTTCCAGGGCATGCAGTATTTAATCTTCTCGCGGTATTCGTTTACGAATAGTTCCGCGTTGGTGAGATCGGTAAATTGTTCCTTACCCGCGATGAGATCGTCCAGTTTAAGCTGGAGCGCGTCATACATCGTCGCGAGTTCCTTCTCTTCGTCGGTCACAGAAACCCCCGGTCCTTAAGCGCAAGATAGTATTTTTCATACCTCTTCTCGAAGTCGACGCACGGTCCGTCTCCGGTATGCGCCTCGCGATAGAGTGTCACGAGCGAGCCCGGCTTTTTCGCGTATTCGTCCTTGAGGATAAAGACCATGGCCGAAAGAACCTTAAAGGGAAATTGCCGCGCCATCTTCTCATAGCACATCTCGTAAAAACGGCAATCTTCCTGTTCTTTACGAACGAATGCCTTGAGGCGCGATACCTGCCAACTATACGGGTTACCCCTTCTTCTTCGAGCGGTCATGTCCCTTCCTCTCGCACAAAAACCCTTACCGCGTCCCCGCACGCGGATCGCTCATCTACGAAGGTCACGAAAACCCAGAGGCGCCACCAGCCTGCCTGATCGACTTCATTCCCCGTCAAATCGTGCGACACGACACCCCTTCCCTGATCGCTCACGAACGCGGGAAAGTACCCACGCGTCCCGTCGGGCTTCTCGTACCGGATCTCGCAGGATAAGACGTCCGAAAGAGCGGTTCCGGTACGGGCACTGATTCGCAATGCGGTCTGCCCCGCGAAAATCGACGTCATACCAACGTACTCCTTATTTCGATCTCCCTTGTAATCCTCGAAACGAATACAAGTTCCTCTTTCTTCAGGATCATCCGGGGAAGCATTCGCTCGAGAAAATCAAACGCGCTATCGACAAAACGTGAGAACCAGATTCTCCGAACGGTTTCGCCTTGCGGCTGAGCATTAGAAATGCAGAATCGTATTAATTGCTGTACGATTCCCGATGACCTTGTAACATCGAACACATCGGTCAGTGTTCGAAGAAACGAAAAGACAGTCTGTTTTATCTCGTCCACAGAGACGGAATCGCTACCCATCCGGTTGACACCGATACACCTGTTTACGATATGTTCGGCGCCAACCGACGCGGGAGCTGCTCGCGCGATGCCAGCGCGTCTGGCCGCAGTGCCCGTTACTCCCGCGTTGCCCGCGCACGTTCTCGTATAGTTCACGGAGCTCGTATACGAGAAATACGCGCTCATGATGACGCTCCATACATCACCGTAATCGCTGAATGTCTCAGGTACATCGGTAAAGGTATCGGTCCACATTTTCCGGAACGTCCCGGCAACGTCATAGTACGTGTTGATACCGTATTTCGCGTTATAGCCGTACCAGAAGGTCTCCCCGGCCGCGATCGCGCGCGATAGAGTAAATGTCGAAGGCACCCATCCGCCGGTTGTCCGATCCAGATCGACGATCGTCTCATTCCGCGAAACCCTAGTCCCCGGGAAATTGGATACATCAGAATACAGAACAGCCTGTCCGTCACAGTCATTGGACATGTACGAGTAGATATAGGAGGTGCAGATTCCCGCGATCGCGCTCGCCGCGGTGAACTTGCTCAATCCCATCTGGCAATCGAGGTAAAACGGTTGCGGATCACCCTCCCCATACCAGTCAATCGTATTGAGCGCGCCCCGTGTCTGCGTGCCGATCACTGGATCGACGACGACGGGATACGCGGCGTCGGCAAGCCAGTCATCCGGAATCGTCACGGACATCGACCGACCGTTTATCTCAAGTTTTCCCCAGACTTCACGTCCCCGCGCGTCCCGGATTCTCGGCCGATAGATATGGCAAAACTTCCCCGTCTTGTATCTGCCGTTCCGCTCCTTCCAGTACACGGCGTAACTATCGAGAACCTCAGGAGCGCACCGAAGGCCGTGCCTTCGCGCGGCATCTTCGGATGGCTGCCGGAAGAACTCGAGACCGTCGGGAACCGTAAGGTCGATCGAGACAACATTCGTTTCGGGCTCCCGGAGAAGCACCACGTCATATTCAAAGCGGTCGCCGTCGAGTCGCCTGAAAACGTGGTGCGTCTTCGGGGTTTCTTCCGGCTTCAGAAGAATCTCATTTCCCCGAACATACGTTTTTCCCCGGTAGTCACCTTCCGTTCCGAAGGCAAGCGACACCGAGCCGGACCACCTCGAAAGCGAGAAGAGGGAATCCTTTCCCGTGAGCCGAACGCGACAGGGTGAATCCCTGACCGATTGGTCAAGGAATAGCGAGGAGCGATCTTGCTGGAATCTACCCATCAGGAACCCGTAAAGGTAATTTGCCAGTCCACCTGAAGGGTATCGACGCTCGTCACGTTCGCCGCAGGCGTTATCTGGGCGTACGCGAGGGATATCGCCCCCGCCGTATTGCCATTCAGGAGACAGGCTTCGTTGATCCCGTTCGTATTGAGCTTACCTGCCTCGAAACTCGCCCGGTAGGTAAGCACATTGTCCCCGGTCGAACCGAACGCGGCGCCCCGTACGGGATACCCCGCATCAAGGGCTTCCATCGAACCGGTTGCGGTATTGCACCGGGTGTTCGTCTTTGGGCTGCTTCCCGTCCATCCCGTCCCCACCTGGATATACCCCGTCGCCGAGGTAATCTTCGTCAGGGTCGGTGTGCCAAGAAGGAGATCGGCAATCAAGCCTTCCCCCTGCCGGGTTATCGTATTATGGTGACGCGAAATCATCGGCTTCCCGGGAATCCCGAGTAGCCTCCTGAAAAAGCCGGGCTCCTGCCGTTTCACTGATCCGTCCGGCGCAATGACGCAGACCCTCACCTTCCCTTTCAATCTGTATTTTGCCCTCATACGTCTCTCCTTATCTCGCCAGTCCGTAGAAAAGCAATCCGCCGAGTATTACGGCGGTTTCAACGATCGCGCAGGAACGCCACGCGATTCGCTCACCGTCGATTCGTGTGGCTTCCTTTCGCCAGCTTTCCGCGATGCTCTTCTGGACCGCGATCTCGCCTGAGTCCTCGGCGGCGACCTCGCGCGCGGCTTCCTGCGCCGTCCGCTCGATCTCCTCGTCGGCGTCAGTCAGTATGTTGCTCATCAACTCTGCGACCTCCTGCCGTGAGAATTCGGTTTTTGACCCGAGAAGCGAATCGATTTCTGCCTGCGTCAACGGCGTCGCCCACGCCCTCGTAGCGTTCGGCAACTGTACGAGCAGGAGTAGCGCGCACAGCGTCCACAGCTTCCTGTCGTTTTGATCCGGCCAGTGCGGTAAAATCATCGTTCTTTTTCTCTCCCCGGATTTCTCCTGATCGTCCTTTCTTCGAAAAGACAGTAAGCGCGAGAAGCAGAATCGCACCAGCGCCTACGGCCATTCCGGCAAGGAAACTCTTTGCCTTTTTCATGAACTCTTTCACTCAATCTCCCCTCCTGATGGGCGTCCACCCCTCATCTGCGCGAGCACCTTCAGCCCGACAATACCGAAGAGCACTGAGACCATCACCGCGAACCAAACGCCCTCGCCGATCTTGTCCGTCACGAGAAGCCAGGTCGCAAGGTAGAGACAGAATGGCTTGAAGCCGATCATCTTCGAGGGAAGCGCGAGCAGGCGTTTGCCCAAGATCGCGAGGTGCTCTCTGAAGGTGTAATCGCATACTTCGCGGTATCCCGTTTCCTCCGTTTGTTCTCTCACCATATTTCCGGTTTCTCCTTCACCGCATTCGCGGCCACTACGAACGCTCCGAACTCGGGATCGATGCCGAATAGGTCTTCTCCCGCTTTCTCTCCCTCGTCAAGTGCCTTCCGGTTCAATCCGCGGATTACCATCTCGCACCCCATGAGCGAGTACGAATGGCGCATTGAGCTCGTAAGCCGGATGTCCGCCCTCGGTTCCACGACGTTCATGACGACGCCTTCATGGATCACCCCTGCGACGTGGACAACCTCGCCGCGTTTCGCGAGCCGGTCACCGTGCTGCCGGTCATACTGCGTCACGAAGAACACCGCCTGGATGTCGTCGATCTCCGGGTTCTTCACGGTGAAGTATTTCTTGAAAAGCCCGTCGGCGGTTGTCCTGATAATCCTCCCCGTCGCGGCGGCGATCGCCAGGCACACGGCGCCCGAGCAATCCGCGCCCGACGGCAACTCCTTTCCCCAGAGGTACGGGCTTCGGTACTGGAGAAGGAGAAAGTACACGTACTTCTCGCGTTCTCCCATTTCCCCGAATTGCCGTTCCTCGACCTCGAATATCTTTTTCCAATTGATCACGTCGGCTTAACTCCTTTTCGTGAGCGTCATCACGATCGTAAACACGCACATCGCGGTGGAAACGCATACCGCCCAAATCGAAACGGCAAGGCTTTTCCCGCCTTTGTGCCCTGAAATATGGCTTTCAACGAGACGGGCGGTCGCGCAGACGGTAGGGTTCTTCTGGCATTCCACCTGGTCATTTTCGAGCGCGGTAATCCTCGTAAGCGTGTTTTGCTTGAATTCCCGCATCTCTCCCCTGAATTCCTGCATATCGGATCGAAGTCCGTTCATCACGGAGACCGTCTCTGCGATCAGTTTCCGGTCCTCTTCGTTCATCATTCCTCCTCAAGAAAGAACGTGGCATGAAACGCCTCACGCGCTTTGTACCGCAGTTCCATCTCGACAATCTCCGCACGGTCGGATACCAGTCCGTTCGGCAGTCTCACCGCCACGGCGGCCCCGACGCGCGCGTGAAAGACGCCGCGGTTCGTCTTCAGGAAGAAGCCCTTCCGTGCCCGCACGAGTTTCGAGAGTAGTCTCGACGCAAACGCCCGGTAGTATGGAATCCCGTCGCGAAGGCTCTCCGACAGGTAGGGTGTCGTGATGTTCTCCGCGACCGTTCCGTTCAGGGCAACTTCGGCGGGTTCGTCGATGTAGTGAGAAAAGCTTGTCTCTCCCGCGATCGCATCGCCCGAGATCGTCGCCGAAAGCAGCACGGTATCCGTTTCCGTTCCGAGCCGTACGCCAGCCCGATCGCGGCGCGTGGTCACGTCATACGCAAGGACCCGTAGGGGCGGTCCCGAAGTCACGATCTTCGCGGCGAACTCATCCTGGGAATCAATATTCTCCGCGTAGACGACCGCAAGGCTCTTCCCTTCTGCTGTTTTCACGGTATAGTGCGCGTCGTTTCCGGCGTTTTCGATTGCCCGCTTTTCCCCGTCGACGACGAAGGGAAATGTCGGTACCAGTCCGCCGGTGTAGAGTACTGGCGGGTCGGTATAGTGCCAGAGTTCGGCATTCGAGAATTCGCGATACCGTGTCCAGCGGAGTCTGATGGTATTCCGGTATTGATCACGCAGGTCATGCATGCGGATATGGGTCACGTTCGATGAATCGAAGGTGTACTGAACCTCGTCATCGGTGTTCACGAAGACGAGCGGCTTTTCCATCGCGGTCTCAAGGTGTGCCCCATAAATCAACGCAACATCGGAAAGCTCGTCCCAGACCGATCGCGTTAGGTTCACGTACGGAAGGTATTCGGTAACGGTCGAGCAGTCGATGTCACCCACGGAAAGCCCTGCCCGTCCGGCGATCAGGTGCACGATGGAGCTTTCGGGAAACTCCTTGTCGCAGATACGCGCATGGACGATCACCTCTGGATTGGTCCAGTCTTTTTCTTTGTCAGTTTCCTTGAGCCTATTGGCGAGGTCGACTAGACCGACAGTGCAGACGCGCCCCATATAGCCGGTCGCGGTTTGCTGAAATCCGTTATCGTCCACATAGAGGAGGAATCGCTTCACGAACGGAATGTCATTCCCCGTCGTGTACGAGATCTGCACCATGCGTCCCGGCCGGAGGTTTCCGAGTCCGTCCGCCTGAGCGGGTCCGTTGTACTTGTTATAGTCCGGCCGGTAAGCGTCAAAGAACCGGGGACAATATGAGCCCGTGGTATTGTCGAGAATGAGGGTTCCCCGCGTCACAGTCCCCCCGGTTTTCTCTTTCAAGCTCGTCACGACGAGTTCGAGTATGTCGCTTTCGGGTATGGGTACGTATTCGCCTATACCGGCAAAGTCGAAGGCTGTCTGGACGCGGACTTTTGTGTGTCCTTCGGCTATGGCTTCGTTGAGCCGGTCTTCGACGGTGTAGAACATCATGCAGGGGTCACCCACTCGCCTTTTGCATTTCGCACGGTAATGAGGCATTCTCCGTCGACGCGGAAACGCCTGACGACGAGGATTTCCTCGGCATTGTCGGTGTTTGCGTTGAACGAAAGGAGTACCAGCCTCGTCAGGGTTACACGAAGAAGGTCGCCGAAGGTCAGGGTAACGAGGTTGAAGTTCCGGCAGTCGTTGAGTTCGTCACTTTCTTTCAGGGGGTAATGCAGCTGGAGTACGGTTGAGATGGCGTCGCCGAATAGGCGCGTCAGGGAAAAGCGGTACATATTGGTAGAGGGTTTGCCGTCAAGGATGATGTCGTTGTCGAAGAAGGAGAGGGTTTGGTTCTGTTCCCAGGGGATATCGGGAGTCTGGTAGTCCCAGTCGGCGGCCTCCTCGCCTTCCATGTCGAGTCTTACATAAAGGGCTTCGTCGCGGTCGGCGCGGACTTCCCATCCGGTAAGGATGAGGCTCTGGTAGATGCGCTTTTCGACGATTCTGTTAAGGTACAGGATAAAGGTGTGTTCCGAGCCGAGCCGGAGGAGTCCGGCTATCGCCAGGAGGGATGATCCGCAGACGCGGGTCACGACACAGCCCAGGACGGCGAAACCACCGCGGACGAGGCCGATCGGCATGATGTAGCCGACTAATGGGTCAAGTTCAGCCCATTGGGTTTCCTCTCGGAGAGTCTCAAGAGTATAGGGGATGGCGGTGAGTTCGTCGTTCCGGGAGAGGGTTATCGTGCATTCCGAGCCGAGTATGTACATGGATGGCCTCCATGTAGCACACGGTATCAGAAGAGATTATTCTCGGGATGGGCTATTTTTTCGACAGGAATGGGTCTGTTGTAGAAAGAAACCTAAAAAACGACCTTATTTGCTTTATTTTCAAGCTAAATGTCCACAGTCTTAATAGTATCAGTATTGCATAGATTCAGTTGAGGGCGAAATTTATCACACGCTTACTATTGTAAGTGTTTTTCCATATGATCCGAGATTTATTATTTCTTCACTTGCCCATACAGAACTTCGGCATTCGAACCAGTCGGATAACCGAACATCTGTCTTTGTCACAATACCTGACGGGTGTGTCGAGGTATCACAAAGTGAAGCCGTACTAGTCTCCTTCGGTACTTTCCAACCCTTTCGAGGAAAAACCATTTCAGGTATGCGTTTCATCTTCTCGGACAAAAAACAGTAATCAATTACCCCATTTGAACTAACAATGATACCTATCTTTGTTTCTGCCAAAGTAACATAGCGTATTGCAGTAGATGTGAGTGATGTTTGGCATAATTCAGCCATTTTAGAAATTCCGTCATACCCTGGTTCATACTTCCATAGACAATTCCTGAACCAATCCTCTGGCATCAGTAGATTTGAAGCGAATAAATCTGCTTGTCTTTCAAAAATATCACCAGTTGGATTTCCTGCTGATGACTTATGAATTTCTGAACTCGAGAACATGGAATCAGTGTGTCCTTCGAGAAAAAAATGTCCAAGTTCATGTGCGATGCTAAAATGCTCATAACCCCGGTTATTCAAACGAACTGCATATGAAATCCCAAAATTATTACCCGACATTAAAAGCATTCCCGAAACACCTTGTTCTTCCTGCTCCATAGGGAAAACAGAAATTTCGTTTTTCTTTGCGACAATAATAGGGTCAACAGGAAAAGATTCTATTGAATTGTCCACAAGAACTCGTTTGGCTACTTGTGGAATTATAGAATCATCAAGTGTCTTTTTCATTTGGTATTGGAGGAATTACGTTCAGCAAGCATTTTTAAGAAACTTTCTGCAAGCTGTTTATCAGTATCTGTAAGATTACTGAAATCTCTGAATGCCGCATGCCCTTCAGGTCCGACCCCGGTATCGTCAGTCCTCCCCAATAGATAATCAGTTGTTACATCCAGAGCTATCGCCAATTTACGCAAATTTGCAAATGATGGCTTTCGATTTCCTGCTTCAAAATGTGCAATTGAGCTTGCAGGTAATCCTGCCTTCGTTCCTAAGTCGCCTTGCGTCAATTGTCGTAGTTCCCGAGCACTTTTCAACCGTATTGCGAATAAATCAGTATCATTTTCTTCAGAATTCATGTCGTTTCCGCCATATTAAACTTGACGCTTTATGCAAAACATCATTATATTGGTTTCAGAAGTGAAACTTCGACAAGTATAATATGTCTTTAACGACATTTCAAGTAAGAATTATGGAGAGAAAGGACATGGCAATTTCATTTATTACCTTTTTTTCGGTAGGCCGCAAAAACAGCGGAATGTCACTGATCAAGCTTAGAAATTCAAAAGCCAGCACAATTCCGATCAATTGTGCCATCGGAGAAAATCTTGGCGCAGATTATTGCAATGTAAATATTAATTCATTTAACAATCAAAGGAGTCACTATGAGATCTTCCGTTGAAGGAACAGCAATTTTTTTGGATATAAGAAATTTCACGAGTAATCTAAACAACTTATTCACCGATGACTCATATCTCTCATTAATAGAAAAAGTTTATGAAAAAGGTATCGAATTAGGTATCGAATTTTGCTCTGAAAAAGAATTTTACATAAATACAACAGGCGATGGTTTCCTGGCCATTTTCTTGGGTAAAGATAATTGCATTAATGCCTATTTCTATTCGTTATTGTTGCATCATTGCCTTAGTAAATTATTCGTGGAGTATTTTAAGAGTGAGTTAATGACAGGCCAGTACTATTTCGGAATTGGTCTTGAATTTGGAGAAATGAAAAATGTCAGAACAAAGCAAATAGACAAAGAAATTAATACATATCTCGGGAATGTAATCAATATTGCTGCAAGGCTTGAAGCGTTATCGAAGGATCACACGCGGTCCCCAATAATATTTGGCCCATGTCTTAATGAATGCTTAGTAAGAGAAATATTTGGAGAATGTTATACCGAGCTCATGGATCAAGCAAAAAAATCTGACAGTACAGAGAATGCCCAAGCACTCCATCAAAAAATGACCATGATTAATTCCAAATTACTATCTTCATACATATTTGAACATAAATTGAAGGGTGTTGATAGTCCTGTGCCTGTTTTCCGGGTATCACCAACTTTATTCAATATGGATACGAGTCACTTCAAAGATCTTGTTGGCTTACTACCAGATAATAAGATTAACAAAATACATGAAGTGCTAGATAAACATTTGTGCAAAAAAGATACATATAAGGAGTGTCTATGAAACAAGTAATATTTAACGTGGGTGGTGCTCTGGCAAGTTATTTGGAATATGATAACAAGAAAATACTAATTGATATTGGATCATGCAATTCCTTTAATCCCATCACAGATTTTTTAGTTCCGCTTTCTGAGAAAAGATCTGCTAAAACAAATAACAAGTTTAACATCGATCAGTTAATAATAAGCCATCCACATAACGATCATTTGTCTACAATTGAAGACTTTGATAAGTATTTTACTGCAGATCTTGTTACCTGTCCCAATGATAATCCAGGTCAAGAAGAAAAACACAAAGTGAAATGGAGTTTGGTTGATAATCCTTCAGAGGAATATGTGACATATTTACGGGATTCAATTCTTCCTGGACGCAAACCTCCACTTAAACCAACAAACCCAATTAATCAGTTTCTATATTATATTCCCCCCAAGGAATGTGAGGGTAATAATGATCTTGATGGAAAGAATTATACTAACAACCTGAGCGTTGCTTTCTATTTCAGAATTAATGGTTATAAACTTTTTATGCCGGGCGATTTGATGAAAGACGGAATGGAATATTTAATCAAACACGAAAGCAGCCTGCGATCAAAGTTAGCCGAAGGAGTTGATATTCTGGTTACACCACATCATGGTTTAAAATCTTCATTTTCAACGTATTTATTTGATCATATAAAAGATAAAAAAACCAGGTGTCTTAATATTGTGCCCGAGCAATCAACAAGTGAAGATAGTAACAGAATTGTTGATTCACGATACAGTAGCACAGAATACTGTATGGGTATTAACAATTTCAGTACAAGAGAATCTGTTGTTTGCCAGAAAAAAACTTCAACCGGACATATCTATATTGATTACAACAAATCAAGTTATCCAGTAATCGAAGTTATCAACAACGACAAGGAGTTGATTAAGAGATTTGCTAATTAAATCGTACTGATATCAGTGGACAGATTATTTTCAATTAGGTTTGCCAGTTATCTGTCAAACCTAATTACTCGATTCGACAGCAACCACGGTATCATACAGTCCATAACTAGTAAGTCCTTCATGACTATTAATCCCCGTGTATCGTAGCGAGGCGTCTTCGTACCTTCTGAATGCAAATACCGCTTGATTCATCTGCTCTGTATTGAACACTTTAAGGCGAACGAGCAAATGGAAATCATTCACATTAAGCCCTGTGACTGCTAGAAATAAATCAGGTTCTATTTTGGTAATAACATCTTGAAGTGTGTTTTCTCGAAAGTCAGTTAAATACATGAAAGCCGGAATACGGGTAGCAAACTTGATAAGCCTCTCCTGTACAAGTTTACGTTTTGATTTGTACTCTTTTTCTTCCTCAGTAAGTTCTTTCTTATCGGCGAAAGAAAGCTCCTTCTTCTTTGCTTTGTTTTTCAGTTTTTTTACTATATCGCTTTTATTGATGATTGTTTCGATTACATTATCACCGAGTGCTCGCCATCCTTCGATGCGTTCGACGGCTGCCATAGCATCAGGATTATCCATTATACGACGTAACGTGTCGTTGTCCACATTGACGAGTAACGCTGACTCCCATTTTCGTGCCAAAAGAGTTGCGGATGTTCCAGCCATTGCGATATCAAGGATTCCTCCTGCGTCAATCTGCGTCATATTCGCGCCATCATAGGCAAGGACAGGTAGGAAAGAGACAAGGTCTTTTACTGCATTTTCAGGATTAAGCTCATTTGGTGAAAGTCCAATTCCATATTCGGAAAGTTGTCGGAGAGCTCTAGTCGGTGCAAAGTCGAACACAAAACAGGCTGGTTTAAGTATTTCTTCTTCATTCGGATTATCCCCATTGGGATTTTTGATTGACCATGGAGATTGTACGCGGAAAGCTGCTTGGAAATAAGTCTCGGGAGATTTTAGATTACGAAGCATTAAGATTGATGACCACTGCGGTACAGTCACGCCGGTTGTTAATTTGCCACATGACAGCGTGATTGTCTTTGTCTCAAATCCGCTGCCGATCGCTTTTCGAACAGGCGGCAGTGCCTCCAATCCGATACCGGCAGAAATGCCTGCTGCGACGATGACTGTATAATCGTGCCAAAAAGTATTATGCTTTTCTGCTAACAGGTTGGCCATTGCACGGCAAGAAGCGACGTTTGGCATAAACCAAAATGAATGTTGGAGGTATGGCAGTAACCGAACATCGGAATAGGGAAAAGGTGGGCGAGTTCCCGTCTTCAAGCTTTCGACGGCATTCGATGTATATGATCCCCTAATTATTTCCAGCCATTTTTGCACATCTCTCTTATATTTGAATTGTACATCAATACCAGTATCTTCGGCTGCGAAGAACTCGTTCAGATCGAACTCATCGAATTCTCCAGCGCTTGCGATTGTCACTAATTCATCCGGCATTTGGTAAGTTAATAGTCTCATCTGAGGAAGAGCGCCATAGGGATTTCTCTCGCTGGGATGTTCAGCCGCATAATCTTCCTTGGCTCGTTGTTCGTCAGTATAGGTCCAGTTGAAAATTTGTTCTTCGATAAACTCACCGGTTGCCAGAGCTTTAAATGGCGTACCGGATAGGTAGAGATAAGCCTTTGTTGTGATCGGGAGAAATTCCATTTCTTTCTCTGAAAGAACACTAAGGTCTTCATTAATTATATCCAAGTCGGCAGCGTACTCAATCTTTGCTTCTTTTTTTGCAGCCGCCTCATCTTCGCCTTCAAATAGCTCCTTTGATGTTTCCCTCCAAGCTCCAAAATGGTATTCATCAAAAACAACCAGATCCCAATTTACTGTGTGTATCCATGTATTATTTGGTTTTATGTTTCCGGCATCGTCCCGACCAAGTAGATCTTGAAAAGAACCAAAATATACAACCGGTTTTTTGTTATCCACCTCTGTCGGATCCATTTCTGACTTACGGGATAAATATTGCCAACCATCGAAGTCAATATGGGACTCCAGGTCTGTCTGCCAGGCATCTTCAACAGCAGGTTTAAAGGTTACGACGAGTACTCGTTTTGCTCCTAATTTTCTAGCTAATTGATACGTGGTGAATGTTTTTCCGAAACGCATCTTAGCATTCCAGAGAAAACGTGGAGCTGATTTTTGGTTCTCTTTCCATATTGAGTAGTAATACTCAAAGGTCTTTTCAACGGCCTCAGCCTGCTCTTTGCGCATAGGGAATGTTTCGTGATGGCTACCGGTATATCGCTTTCCAGTACGTAGTTCCGTAAGTACTGTTCGTACATCAGCGACAGAGCATTTCATCCATTCCAGTTCAGTATTTATAAATCCTTTCTTAACAAGAGCCGAACGAACCTGATGATCAGTTATTAGTGACCCGTCCAATCGTTCTGCTGATTCATCTAGTTCAATTTTGTAATTCTTAATGGCAGCTGTTTTTACTTGCTCAGCAATTCGTTGCTTCACATCTCTTGTCGTCTGTCCAACTTTTAGAAGCCCTTGATGTGCTTTATCATCTATTCTGTACGCGTAGATTCGCGGACTCACTTCCGGTTTACGTGCTAGAATATCATCAATCGATTTATTCATCATCATCTTCTTCAATAACTACATCTTCATCATCAACATCACCTACAAGGTCCATTGGACGTACAACTTTTTCTATGAAGGCGATCTCATTTTCTGATAAACCATACTTCTTATAAAGGTCAATATCATTCCACTGCTTTGTCCATATTTGTGTTGGGACAAATGTATAAACCTTCCGTGTTGTGTGCTGTGATGGCTTATGAAGTAAAATAAGTAAACGCGTTAGCCTACAGGACAGATAAGATAATACACTTTCTGCTTGGCTTTTCGTGTCAAATGGTCCTAGACAGAGATATGTCTCGGAGCAAATCGTTCCTGGTTCTCCTAAAAATGGAGTACTAAGGATTTTATGTGGATAAGTGTCCTTGTTGCCTGTTCCAGGAGCAGCTGCGCCAACATATACTTTCCAATTATCAATTAGATTCATTCCTATGGTTATTGAGGATCTACTGATATATGCTTTACCGCCGTTTTGATACACAAGAATATCACCAGGGGATTTAGTCGCCTTTCCTTGAAAAAAAGTTCGGAGACCAAACGGTCTACTTGAACTGACTAGTTGATCGAATCGTTTATCTTCTGGTAATAAGAGTGAATTACTCTGTTCACTTTCAAATGCAATGACTTTTTTTAGAATTGAAAGGCCTTCATTAAAACGGATAAATATATCTGCACCTTTCTCAAGAAGGGGACGTAAATCCGTTGAAGGCGCATCGTTTTTAAAATAAGTGTTGACTTTACAAAGACCGTGATTATCTCTGTCCCAAAGAAAGAAGCAAACACCTCCTTTAAGGCCTATTCCTGGAAAAACATCTGATGCATTTAAATAATCGTCTATAGAACGAATTCTATCATCACTGAGCATCGATTCTCTAAAGTCATCCAATCCTTTACCACCGGCAAACCATCTAGCAGGAATAATCATAGATAAATAACGTGGTTCAAGATTTTTTGCTTGTTGTACGAATCGTTGGTAAATTGGCGCGGCACTTGTGCCATAGCCGCCATCTTCTAATTGGTATGGCGGATTACCGATAATAACATCAAATTGCATATTGTCTCCAAACATCTCATTTAGGTAAGTCTTGATATCATTAGTATGTATGAACGCATAGGCATGCGTCTCGAATCCTTCACCTCGCTCGAGACTTTTCTGACTTGCTCCGCAAAACGAACACTTACCGTCAACCCACTGATGCATAGTTCGTTCAAACCATATATTCCCGACATCTGTTGTAAATGACTTCGCAATAGAATGCTTCCCATTTGCATACTTTGAGCAGTACACACTGCGTCTTGCAAGTAGGCTTGTAAGTTTAGTTATGCCTATTCCGTAAACCTGCTTAGTTAAAATATGATCGACACGGTCTTCAAGGGTAGGAATTTTATCAGTTAATCCGACTGTTAAACGTCTAGTTATCTCTCGTAAGAATACACCTGATTTTGTAAATGGATCTAGAAACTTGACTGTACTGTCTGCCCAGATATTTGCCCCTTTATGATCTTCAGCCCATGTATTAGTGAGTGTATCCAACATCTTGTTAGCAAATTCGGGAGGTGTAAAAACCTCGTCATTAGAAAGATTCGCAATACAGGTAAGCACGTCAGGATTACGTCCCCTGAGGGATATACTCACTTGTTCGCTCATAGAGTATCCTTTGGCGAAATATTTGAATATATGGAGGCAAGGTCTTCTATTGACATTGGAGGATACGTCTTTGTTGGTGTAAATATTTCATGTTTCCCGAGATCAGCAAAGAGACTATCCTGTTCACCAAAGGAAGACATTTGCGTAAGCGAGTCAAAACGGAAATCTCTGCGTTGAAACTTTCCTTTACCAAGATAGCCCCACTCTGCAAAGGTGATGGGATCTCCATGAGGTGTCTTCATAGTGAGAGCATCACCCTGCACAATATTCTGTGATAAAACGAAGGATGCAGCTCTGTATAATGAATCCGCCTCGCCAAGATGTAGGTAGTCGGAAAAGATCTCGAGTATGTTTTCACGGCATTCAACAATGTTATCAGCTAGTAATTCGATGCCGTATGCGCTCATCAAGGCAAGAAGGGCATAATGCTGTTTCTCGAAGTCTGATTTACCATATTTTATCTCGACGGCAGCTAGCTTCCGTTTAAGTATCTGTACAAGAAAGTTACCGCTTCCACATGCCGGTTCCAAGAATCGGGAGTCAATACGCTCTGTCTCGTCTTTGACCAGATCAAGCATCGCCTCAACCATCCAAGCCGGTGTAAAAACTTCACCATGATCAGCGACACGCTGTTTTGATTTTACAAGTCTATCGGGTTCTTCATTCATATTTTTGTTAAAAACACTCCAAATAGCAAAAAATATACATTGTTTTAGTAGGAATACATATATAGAATTGAAAACTCTACTTCCTCTTAGTATATCACTCTTCGGTTTCCTTTTGTGGTGTTTCTATATCCCATAATCATTATTTGATGGAGACCTCATCACGTTCGATACAAAAACGTTTTCGAACTGGCAGAAGGTAGCTAAATATCAATTAATTGTTTGGAATTGAAAAAAGCCTAAGCATGATAAGTCTTCAAATCTTATCGTAATTTGAAAAATAACCAATCGTGGCTCATATTCAATTTTCACATATACTACTCATTCCAATCCCAAAATTCCAAAGCTTCCTCAGCCTCACCATCCCCTTCATTAAATGCTTTCAGAAGCCAAAATCTTGCCATGCCGCGATTAGGCGGACGATCTGCGCTACCGTCATAGTACCTTTCTGCTAAATTGAAAAATGCGTCATAACATCCAGCTTCTGCTGCAGAAAGAAGAAGAGAAAAACCTTTTTTTTCATTTCGCGAACATCCACAACCCATTAAAAAAAGTTTTGCCAAATGCACCTTTCCTTGTAAATCGTTTTGATTGCACGACTTACTATACCAATGGAAAGCCTTTAGACTGTTTTGTGGAGTACCACAACCATATTGATAACATGCTCCAAGGCGCCATTGAGCCTCAGAATTACCATAACGCGCTGAGAGAGTATAATAATGAACAGCATTTTCAAGGTTCTTTTCCGTTCCTACTCCACAGAAATAACAGTAACCAATTAACAAGAGTAGATCAGGACTCTTCGTATCTAGACTTTGTAAGAACAACTGAGCATCACATTCCTGAATGTCTTTTTCATTTCTCATAATTCATCCCTTTTGGTAGTTACAATCCTATTGTAGGTTAAGATTAACTTGCCATACCGCCGTGTCATATATGGACACGGTAGGAATTGCGTTACTAATTGATGATTATTCATGGCTATTCATGTGTATCCGATTCTGACACATCTCAAGGTTACTCTGATTAAGGGAGGGTAACTATGGAAATTGATGGCACAACACTCATAATAACGGATGCAAGAGAAAGATTCGATACGGATACCCTTAATAGACCCGATACAAACTCGAAAAATAAAATATGCCAGAAAATAAAAAAAGTAATGATCGGTAAATCGTTGTCAGTCCTCCAGTCGTATGATGGAAATCCAGATCCTTTCAATGAATACTCCAATCTTGAGAGGATTACAGTATCACCTGAGAATATGGTGTTTCGTGATATTGACGGTGTACTCTTCACAAAAGATGGAACAAGACTCATTACGTTTCCTGACTGTCATTCATCGGAATATATCATACCTGATTCTGTTATTCACATAGAGAGATCTGCATTTGATTATGCAAAAAAACTTGAAACAATTACGTTTGGAAAGAACGTGAAGACTATCGGCCTTGCTGCTTTTTTCCATTGCGTGAAGCTCAAAAGCGTCTGTCTCCCAGCGGGGTTAATATCGATAGGTCCAGGAGCATTCTCATTCTGTTCAAGCCTCAAGGATCTGGAACTCCCCGCCAGTATAGAAGAAATCGGACATTCCTTATTTTATGAATGTTCATCTCTTCAAAGAGTATCAATGATTAATGATACGGGGCAAAAGTTTCGAACTACCGAAGGTGTGGTTTTTGAGTCAACTACAAACACCCTAGTTCGCGTTCCTCCGGGGTATCCAGCTCCAGTGTATGCTATTCCTCCAGATACAGTTATTATCGATGATTATGCATTTGCTAACTGCAATAATCTCGAGGAAATAATTATCCCTGCCTCAGTTTCTATAATTAGCGGAACGTCACTTACGATGACTACGAATCTTCAGCGATTTACCGTATACAAACAAAATCGCTTTTTCTGCGATATTGACGGGGTCCTTTTCAGTAAGGATAAAAAAAGGCTTATTGCGTATCCAGGTGGAAGATATGGTTCCTATGCAGTACCTGACTTTGTTCAGGAGCTCGGTGATTTTTGCTTTTTTAGTGTGATATTTGTCAAAAAAAACTTGAGTGTAACTATCCCGAATGAAGGGTCCATCAAAAAAGGTTTATCGATATTCAATCCAAAAACAGAACTTAAGGAGGAAGGAGAGGAGTCGTAGAAGATATAATATAAGGTTTATGCGTGTATCATTGACATAAGGGAGTCCGCTTTTGAGAATAATTTGAAATAGATTTCATCATGTCTGAATCGATCGTCAAACTCCCCCTTTTCTCCAACGTTAAAAGAAGAGTGGAATACATTCCGGTTAAAATCTTTAGGATAGATTAAATACTCTGATAAGCTATCTGAATACTGACCTGCCGTAAGATCGAAGACAATGTCCTCACATTCGCCCCAAACATGCGATCCAGTCGATTCACGATTTCCAAGCACCCAGTAAACGGGCCAATGCCCCATTCGTTCTAGCGTGATTGCCGCGAAATATGTTGAATAAAAGCAACAGTCCTTGGGGAATGCTCTAAAAAATGGATCTTCCTCGGTTTTGTTTTCATGAAGGAAGAAGTAGATTTTTTTAAGTATTGATAACAAAGAAAGCTGTATCTCTTTTTCTCGAGACACAGCCCTATCTCTTGTTTTATCAACCAGCACGTTCGCTAAGCTTCTTGCAGTTCTCATCATACGTCTGGATCCAGCTTCCATGTTTTACCGTAAACGTAGATCCTGAAGCCCCTCTTACCACCCTGTCAGAAGAGGGCATCTCTGCTATCTTTTTACAGTTAGCGTCATAGGTCTGTATCCATGAGCCGTGTAGAACGACAAAAAAGTCTGAAGCTACACCTACGACTTCTTTTCCCGATGAAGGCATTTCACTAATCTTCTTTCCAGACTCATTGAATACCTGATACCAACTACCCTTAAGCGAAACATCAGAGATCTCCATAATAACCTCCATACATATTGATACCCCATACGGGGTCACTTATTGATGCGAATAACGTCCAGCAATCCTTGCTATATCACCCATTAGTTCATCCCGGAGCCAGCCGGGTTCGAGTAGTTCGGCGGACTGCCCAAAGCCGAGAAGCCATTTCTTCAACTCGTAACCCCCAGCTGTTTCAATCTTGAGGATAATTGAACCATCTTCAAGCTCCTCTATTTCAGTGCCTTCAGGCCAATCCCTTTCCTGGATGTATCGTGCCTGATCCTCATCAAACTGAATGCGCGCAATAAACGGTTCTTCGCTTAATACAATCCCGAATGGATCTGAGAGTCGTTTTTCAGCGTCATAACCTTCGGGTATCTCGAAGTGCTCATCCGAAATCTGTATTGTTTGAATGCGTTCAAGGGCAAGGATGATAACTTTTTCATAGTAGGGTTGAAAAACAAACACATAGAGTCCACCGTTATGTTCAAAGATCGTAAGCGGATGGATCTGATACGTCCGAATTGCACCGGATGAAAAAGATTCATAGGCTACGACGCAAACGTGCTTTTCCCTTATTGCTTTCAGAATATCATGAACAATCTGATTCTGATTCACGCTCTCTTTCTTCCCGACAGGGACATCCATTATGATTGTCGGTCTTGACGTAATTGTCTTACTTGGGCCATGCTCTTTTTCTGCGATTGAATAGCCATAATCCGCGATCGCCATGGCGAGTTTTTTCCTGAGTGATCCGGCTTGTTTTGCTAGAGAAGGTGTGTCGGCTATTTTTCTGAAAATGTAATCGAGCAGGACATGGTCCTCAACGTCAAAGGTCATGGTTGGCAACGGCTGCCAATACCGCATCTTGTCGAGCTCTTTATTCAGGTAATATCGTGCTTCCTTTCCATCCATATCGGGATAAAGAAGATACCCAAGCTCGTCCAGCGCCTCAAAAAGCCGGTATACTGTCTTCCGGCTCACTTCTAGATGGTCCATGAGTTCTTTAATGCTCGCGCCTTGTGGTCGGGCAATAAGCCGCGCCCCGGTTAAAAGCTGAACCACCTGATGGTACATCATGTATTTGCCTCAATAAATATCTTCGCGCACGCTAACGCATCACTTAATGCTTCGTGATGTGTCAAATCGATTCCAAGAAAATCGCTTACGGTATCAAGCCGATGATTTTCAAGCTCCGGCCACTTTCTGCGCGAGAACTGCACAGTGCATTCAAATCGTGGCACTGTATACTCTATTCCGTAGTAATCTAGGCAGTATTCTAATACGCTTTGGTCAAAATTTGAGTTGTGCGCAACAAGGAAGTCATCACCGATGAACTCCCGGATCTTTGGCCATATCTCCCTAAAATCAGGAGCTATCTCGACGTCATCCATTGTAATTCCATGGATATCGGTAAAAGAAGGGATTATGTCCATACCATCAGGTGGTTTGATTAACGTATAAAAATCCTCAACAACAATGCCATTGCGAATACGAATCAACCCAACCGCGCAGGCACTTGCCCGCTGATAACAAGCGGTTTCAAAATCTATTGCACAAAAGTTTAAACCATTTTTTTTGTTGTTCATAGTTATATCATAATATCATTGTGTGTCATAAACAGACACACATAAGACTTCACCACGTACTTTCTTAAAACATAATTGCAACCCTTTCTGTAAATCCCAATAATCATTTACGAATAATACAATTCCCTAAAACAAGGTTTCAGATTTAGCATACTACTCATTTGATTAATAATTCAGGTCAGAATAGCATTTAGAGATATACAAACGGAAGGTCCAAAAAGCTTCTCATGTAGATCTTTCATTTTATTCCTCACTGGTGTTATCCTGATCACTGGGTTAATAGTTTAGAAATAATACTTCTCCCTAATTCAATTCTATCTTCACTGTCAATCCCCATGCTCTGTGAAATAGGATATTCAATTTTTTGGTCTTTTTGAAAACAAACATACTTATCATTCTGACATAATATTTCGTAATCAGTATTTGCTATTTTCAACTTGTCGCCTTGATATGCATAATCACCTAGTAATAATTTCCCTGAAAACTCAGGTGATTTATATAATGTATATAGGAAAATATTCCAGTTTTTACCGCCCATACTTTTTTCAGTATTCATCATAATTATATTGTAATTCTTAATATTTCTAGCTTCCCAATAATACATCCCGAAATTGCTTTGTCTCATTGGTTCGTATTTAATCAAATAGTAACGCCAGTCTTTTTGTGTTTCTTTAGCTTCAAGATATTTACTAATATAATTCTCTAAGTAATTGTCATTTATATCTGATTCTTCAAGAGTAGATAAAAGTTTATTTAGAACAATAAAAGTATTGTCAAAAGAGAGCCTTTGCTTTGTGGGGTGAAATAAATCGAACCAAACAGAGTCATTGTATCTTGCGCCCAACTGGAAACGCCATGAAATAAATTGAGAATAATCGCTAAAAGTTAATAGAATTCTACTAATGTGGTCCTTTTTACAGTTATTGAATAAAAGTCTGAATTTCAGAAAGTTACTACTGTTGTCCAAATCCACAATTGCTATACATCCTTTCAATAACAAATGGTCTTCTAATTGATACATTTCTTCTTTTTTGTCTGGATTAGCAACCAGCCATGTGATCTTATTTTGTTCTTCCTCCTTCTGCCTAGTGTTATAACCAAGACCTCCACCCTCAGAAAGAGGAATTACTCCAGAAAGAATAATTGCTTCAGTTTCTACTAACAATGTTTTCATGCGATCATCACGAATCTCATCAGTAGAATTCCATATTAAATTTCGTATTATTCTTATTCTTTTACGAAATTGCACATCGGAAATGGTCGCTTTATGTTGAAGATAAGTGACAATGGCGTAAAGCAACAACATCTTACTTAATGGGAACTTTCTGTTTCTGCCGGAATACTCTCCGTAATTGTTAAGGCATTCTTTGAAGATGTTTACATCTTCTTGATATATCATTACTTTATCAACTTGATATTCATTTTTAGAAAAAATGTCTTCAAAAAAACCAAGAATGTTCATCTTATACCAACAATCAAAAGATTGAATGAAATATTGAATATTTTCTTTTGACTTCTCATTTATATAACCAACCGATTTGAGCTTATCAAACAACTCTTTGTATACGGTTGTATCTAGTTTATTTTTACTGACAAAATGTGTGTCGACATTGTTATAATGTTTTAAAATAAAGTCTGTATCTATATTTACACATTCAGCTGATTCAATAATATCGGGAATATAACCATATAACCACCGAGCTACCATAAATTCATCTCTTCTCAATTCAAGCCCAGATTTATAAGAAATAATATCACTAATAAAATGAAAATAACGCATAAACTCATCATCAATAATATTATTGTCACCACGGAAAGGGAACAGCATATCTGTCCAATTAATATCAAATTTATGATTAATTTCTTTTGAAAGATCCTCTGAGACATGCTTAATAATCTCTTCAAACTCAGCTTTAAAATGTTCAAAAGGTGTTAAAGGTTTTCCTCTAGAGTTCATCTTAATATATAGATCATCCGTAAGTCCCATTTCTGTAAGTGGGAGAAAATAGAAGCTAATAATTTCGCCTGTAATCAATGTTTCCCATAATCCTGATTGATCTTTAAACTTCTTATGAATTGCATCAATCATTACCAGCATGCTCTGTATAGTAGGATCATTTTTCCATTCATAAGGATACCAGGACTGATCTTTTATGGCGTCAGATAGTTTCTCGGCACAAAATTCGACCGAATATTTTACCAACTCTTGGCAAAAATCACGTGAACTAAATCGAGTAGCATAGGAGAAAGAAATCAGAAAAATATATTCAGCTTCATCAATTTTCTCTTTTTTTGCAATGTACCAATACAATAGAAATAGTGTTGTTAATCGCTGTTGTCCATCAAGAGGGGTTAGAACTCCACTGTTAGAAACATCACCGTATACGAAATCCAAAGTGATATGACTTTTATTAACGATAGCATTAAACAAGGCATCTAAAAAACGTTCTCTAATTCTTTTTACCTCGTCATTTGTTCTGCCTTGCGCATAATCCCTTTGAATAATTGGAATTTCGATTTTGTTTAATGTAATACTATTCCCTTCATACTCAAAAGTGCTACCAAAAAGATTTCGAAATGTATATTCTCTTGTGTTCATAATTTAATTTCCTTTTGGATTAGTTTCAAATACATTTTTAAGACTTTATCCATTTCAGCAATATACCCATCTCTGTCAGCTTTTCCCCAAAAATGAACCTGATTGGATTCTGATGGCGTGTAATACTTTAGAAAAATGTGTCTTGTACAAACGGGAATGTAATCACTTGTTTTATCCATCTCGAGTATTTTATTTCGCTTCACATCAAATGTAGAATTATTCAAAGCAGAATTATCAGATTGTTCCAACAAAGCTAAATTGGACAATGAATGGGTATATTCTATACTTCCTTCTTCTGTAAGAATGGCGGTGACTCGGTTGAACAAACTGGAAAATGTATCCCCTGTGAGTTTTTCATCATTAATAGCATTTTCTATGTCCTGAATAATATTTTTATCAGACTTACAGTTAATACTCATCAATGATTTCTCATGTAAATTCAACCAATCCACCCATTGCTCTCTTTTATTCATGCCTTGAGATTGTTGTGCATGAATATGCTCTAAGCTCCAATCTTCCTGTTTATGCTTATCGAATGGGAATCGCATAGTTTCATCGGATTTCTTCCTGATGGTTTCTACATTAAATAGAAGCAACAGCTTTTCAATTAATCCGTAATCTGTTTTATTCTCATACGATAATTCGCAGTAATCCTTATCGTAATCTATACTATTCGCAATTAATAAGTTCAATTTATCTTGAAAAACCGTTTTAGTCATATCGTTTGATTTACTAATTAATGACTGCAAGTTTTCCGATTCTGAAGCGACTAAATAACCAATTTTGTGGTATAAATCAATGTTTTCGTACCATTCTTTTAATCGTTGAAAGTAGCGTACTATATCCGTCCAAATATCAGCTTTTTCTTTCCTTTTTTTAATCTCATTATCAAAATGAAAAAAAGTAAAATACTTTTCGCGCAAACCTTTTTTATCTGCCATCAAATCAAAAAGCAATTCAATCCGGGTAGGGTATAAATTTGGATTTTCATTTGTAATAAAAAACCATAAACTATCATTGTGCAGTTCCTTTTCAATAATGTCCCATTCTGTAGCTATTTCCAATTGCTTTCTATCGTCAATACCATTGTTTCTGCTAAGGAATAGGGCTTTTACAAGTTCTGCGTTCGTTAGTAGAATACGCCCAATATTTAAGCGAGTAAATAAAGAAACAGAGCTTTCTGTAGAATCAACCTCATACCAAATCACACGTATCTTTCTGTTTAATTTCGAACTTAATTCAATCGCGGTTTGCGATTCATCATCTTGCTCGCCAAACCACTTAATAATTGTTTTAGTAGCTTCATTGAAAAAATATGTATCAATATTTTCAGTTAGAATATCGGTGTTTTTAAAATCAATAGATTCCAAGAATATTTTACTACTAGATCTTGTTTGATAATCAATAGAGAATTTAACTTCACTTTTAGGCAAGAACTCTTTTATGTACTTGAGAATTATGTATATGGTTGTCAAACGCTGTTGACCATCGATTAACTCATAATTTTTCTCACTTAATTTTCTTACGACTATAGGTTGCAGGCTGTAATTTTTTCCTTCCTGTACTTCATGAATATCATTGAGCAACATCTCAACTTCTTCTTTCCAACGATAACCCCGCTGATAATCAGGTACATAAAAATTGCCTTCAATGTTACCAACTAATTTCGGCTCTAAATTAATATTACTCATTGCATTATACTCCATTAATTCACACCACCGACTAGCGAATGGTAAAATTAGTTTTCTCTTCGATTTTCTGTTTTAACCTTTCTTTACCTTCGAAGCGTACATTGTTGCAAAACTTTCCGAGCAAAGCGACTAGTAAGTTTTGTTACAATATTAAAATCAGGTCGAAGCACTTATTTGAAGAAACATTCTTTATTCAATAATTCTATAACCGGATTATAGAAATAATCATCATCTGATCCAGGCATTGAGAAATGCCATAGATCAACTATTTTTAATAATCGATTATTATGTTTCATTTCATAATAATTCAATTTATTATCCATACTTGATTTGAGTAATATATTCGGAAATATCACAGATAAATACTTGTTTTCAATTTTTCCATCCCATAAGTTAGCTGTTATTATTATATCGGGTTCCAATAGTTCAATTTCTTCGAGTATAAAATTTCTTACATCTAGTTTTGAGTCCTCCAAAAAACGATTGATTAATTTTACATCAGCTTTTGCACCATCTTTTCTGTCATTTGAATATTTGGATATATTTATAAGTGCAAATCCGAAATTATTAGTTTTTACCATTTCTTCAACAATTTCATTTGCGCAAGGTATATCTTGAAAAGAGATTTTACCATTATTTCTAATTCCATAAGTAATATATAGTATTCTTCTGAAAAATGTGCTTGCATTTATATTTGTAGTGTTATTAAAATAATCAAGTGTCCCAAGTACAGAATCATTACCAGAATTGTATCTAGATTCTCTACCAATAAATAAAACCTTGGTTTTTTGATTAAAGTAATTAGGAAAGAAACCATCCATTCCGAAATAATCTATTGCTTTATATAACTTATTATCATCATGAAACAAAATAGGTTGGCATTTTAAAATCTCAGCTTTCCACTCATTCATTAATGTAAGTATTGATAGACGCTTTCCTCTTTCATTCACTTTGAAATATTTTTCTAGTTTATCAGCATCCATATTTTCCTTTTCTCTGCGCGAGCAGCGTCCATCGAACACATTAATAGCGTGTTTTCTATATTAATTTATTATGGTAAATATTTTTTACTATAAGCTTTCAACAATGCAATATTTCTATCGTATTAATTATTTAAAAAAAGTATAGCACTAATTGTTTGAAAGTGTGTTTTTATTTATTGAAAAAATCTCAGTATTATCATTTTTTAATCTTATAGACTATGATTCCAACATTGCTAGTCCTTTCTATATCTAGTCGGTATTGTTTTTCACTATTATTGAGAGCTGTTTTAATCGCAGTGATATAACGCCAGAGGGGTCCGGTATCTACCATTTTGATTGTAATTTGCAATGTGTAAATGACACTTTTAATTATTCTGTCTTTTGTAGTATAAGTACCTTCTTCAATGTCCAATAAAGCATAAGGATAACTCGTTCCCGTCGGAAGCTTGTCGCGAATTCCGGCGTACCGAAAAGGAGAGAGGTTAATGCCATCTTCCGAGTGTTCCTCCAATTCCAACAATATTTCAGGTAATTCATTCATAAGAAGGTTCGAGATATCCGCAATAAGAGTCTCCTCGAATACCACTATCAAAGCCGGTTTACCCTCCGATAGACATTTATCTCATCGAGTCGGTTTACGACACATTTCTCGATTTCTTCGATCGGATCGGTCACTGAAAAGGCTATCCAGATTTTGGTCATCTCGACGATCTTCGCCTTGATAAGCATGGGCATTTCTTCAATGGTATAACCATAGCGATATGTCGCTCTGACATTCCGGTCTTTCGGGCTTTCTATCTGATAAACCCGGTATTTATGGGCATCGGGTCGTGATATGTCTCGAAGTGGTGTTTCCGGCGATAGAGAAAGATTCTCGCCGGTATCGGCATCGACCAGTTCAAGGATTTCTCTAACCGGGAACTCATCAAAATCCAATATCAAATCAAACGTCTTTTTTGTTTCTGTCTTGGTCGAGAAAAGCAGATTTCGATCCAGATACAAGCAAATCTTCTCGCAGACAGCCCCGAAAAGCATCTTGTTTCGTCCCTCATCGCGGGAGTCGAGGTTTAATAATTCAGTGACTTCCTCAAATTTCATCAATGATTCCATGAATTCCACCTTTCGTGTGTGCTTGACAAAAAAACAGGATTTGGAGTAGAGTAAGGAAGACCGGCTCGTCGAGCCGGTCTTTTCATTTTAAACGCCGATGTATGCGATGGTGCCTCCTTCTATTTCGGCATTCCCGTCAGTATTAACAAGGAATAATCCTAAAGGCCATCCTTTCTCTTTTCCCGTGATGATACCGGGGCAATCGGCCTCAAGAATCGTTGAGGCCGAAGGCACAAGCGGATACTTGGTCGTTCCAGTGCTTGCCTCTATTCCAATAAGATAGAAAATGCACCGCTCCTGAGCGGGAATCGGGATATTCAAGGTCAGAACTTCACCAGTCTGCCCCTGAACAGTGACAGCCTTGCAGTCTCCGGAACTATCCCGAATTACCGCATTTCGCCCGGTAAGACCGGCAGGTATTCCAGGCACGGTAACACTCGCGCCCGCCGTTGCCCCCTGTGTGAACCGGTAGACACCCTCAGTCTGGAGAATGGAGAGGTTCCCGCCTCCCGTCCCGGCTTTCAGACGAAGAAAGGGGATGGTTATGCGCTGATCGAGGGCGGCGGTGATGAGATGTAGGATCGCCGTTGCTGCAGCTGCCTTCTTCGAAGGAATCGGGCTCACCTTTACGAGTTGTGCGTTATATCCCATACCTTAAGCCCCCGTCTTCAGGGTAACCATGTTGCCCTTGGCTCTCGTCACGAGGAAGCCGTCGCGCTTCCTGAACCGGAGAAAAAGTTCGCCGTACTCGAGGGCCTCGGTCGTCGCGTCAAAACGCTTGATCTCCACGCCCTTCCGGTTTCCATGGATAATCCGCTTCGGGTTCATGAAGATCGCGAAGGCCTGATTGGATACGATGTCGCCCATCTGCGGGAGGATGTGGCTTTCCGTGTAGGCGTAGCCGTCAACCGTGCCGGGCTTTCCGTCCATCGGGCCGCGCCAGACCGGCCGGCCGTTCGCGTCGACGATCCCGGTCACGTGCGCGAGGACGGACTCATGGAAGAACCAGCGGCAGTCCTTACGTTCCTCGGCGGGCACCATGAGGACCGCCTCGCGGAGATCCTTGTAGGTGAGCGCCGTGGCGGCCACCCCACCGATCGTCTTCGTCTTGATGTCTGCCGCGTTGAAGGCTCCCGTAAAGGGGGCGGCATTCGCGAGGAGGCACTGCTTGTCGAACTCGAGCGCGTAGGTCTCGGTGAACTCGTCCATGAACATCGAGCCGAGGTCGACGAAGACGTCCTCCTCGAACTCGTCGAACCAGGGGATGAAGCCCGCGAGGGTGTAGGCCTTGAGCTCGACGCGCGTCGCGCCCTGGGGTTTCGAGCCATCGATCTTCTGGCCGTAGGCGGTAAGCCATTTGAGCTCGACGCCGCCCCGCTCGCGCTGGGGAAGGAAGATACTCGGGCCGGTCATCGGGCGGTGTTTCACGAGGTTCATCATCACCGACTGCTTCGCCGCGTCCTGCATGATCGCGGCTTCGTAGATCGGGTTGATGAGGTACTGCTCGTTCGTCGCCATATTGCCCATCGGCTCGCCGAGGGCGGCCTTGTTGTTCGAGAGCTGGAAGCCTTTTTCTGCGGTCCAGTTGAAGTCTCGCGGATTATTCCAGTTGTCGCTCTTGAGGTTCGGGCTGCATTTGAGTTCGCCGAGGGTCTGGAGGTTTCCCGTCCAGGCGGCGGCGATCGCTTTCCCGAGCTGGTAACTGAGCTCGCTTCGGGTCAACTCTTTCGGGTTCGCGGACTCGCCCTTGAGGTTGAGCCGCATCTCCTTGAGCGTCCCCTTCAGGGCTTCAAGTTCGGTCGCCGTCGCGCTCTTCACTTCGGCGAGGCTCTTTCCCACCTCGTCGAGAATGCCTTCCTTCTCGGCAAAGTAATCGGCCGCCGCTTCCTCGGTCGTAAAGCCGGTCTTTTCCACGCGCTTCATGCCCTTCAATCGTTCTGTAAGGGTTTGAAGCATTACGTCTCCCATGTCATCCTCCGTTTCAGTTAATGATTGAAAGCGGCCAGTAGCCGCTTTTCACTGAACGGGCGGTAGGGTCGCCGGTTCGTTTCTGTTTCTGCGAGTCCTCGTCGCGCAAGGCGAAAGGATTCGCAGGAACGTTACAGATCGAGAACTCGAGCAGTTCCTGCTTCCTGATGATGAGGTCGCAAGAATCCTCAGGGTTCTTTTTGTGATCGATCCACTCGATTTCCTTCACGAGCATTCCGACGCTTCCCGCGCGGATCACGCCCGCCTTCACGCGCTCGCCGATCGACCAGCCGAACTCGTCTATCTCCTTTGCGTTGAACTTGATGCGCCCGGAAAGCTTATCCGTTGCGGTCAGATTGTCCGCGAGTCCTATCGCCGGTATCGAATGGCAGTGTGCCCAGAGTACGACCGGATTCTCCAAGTAGCGATCAAGCTCCCATCCGGAGGGATCAACGCGCTCGTCGAAGCGGTCATTGTCGTAAGTCGAGAACACCCAGGGAAACCAATCACCGTCAGCATCTGTCTGCTTCGCGATGTATCCGGCCATCACGATCTCGACCGGTTCCTTCAGTTTTCCGTTTTCGCCTGTTTGAAGCTTCAGGAAGTCAGTGAATGACTTTCGATCGATAGTTTTAAAACTTTCGTATCTTTTAGCTCTATACAACATATTCGCAATCCCCTTTCGTTGAGAACGTATAGATGAAGGCAAGGTGAACCATTTCAATGAACGAATGCGCGCCGATGCGGTGCATGGTCCGTTTGCGCAGGTTCCCCACGCTTCCGATCGAGATGCTCATCTCTTCGGCGATTTCCTTCACCGACAATCCCTTCATCGTAAGATTGAGGCACTCGGTCTCTCGCGCGGGCATCCTGATTCGTATCTCGCTGGAATTGAGATTCGAGTCATTGAAAGCCTCGCGCACGTTCGGTGGGTAGTACTTGAGATTGTTCTCAACGGCGTCTTGGAGTTTCCTGAATTCATTCGCGTCGTCGACGTTCGCGAAAAGGATATCGACGCCGCTTCGTATGAGGTACATGCCGATATAGTTGCTCATTGAATGCATGGCAAGAACGACGATCTGAACCCTTGGTCGCATATTCCTGATTCGCGCTATTATCGAGTCGCATTCAAACCCGAGATATGAAGCGCTCATGAACAGGGAATCGATCATGTCCGTATACTCGGCCAGATCATCTATTGTCTTACAACTGATAAAGTTTTCCACGCGATACAGCTGCTTTACTAACGGTGCAAAGATCAATTTTGTTCTCTCGCTGAAACCCACCATCACAACCTTCTGTATTCTCATGTGAGGTTCCTCATGATTCAGAATTAGGGTAATTTACGGGAACGACGTTCCCCGGGCGATACCAGGTATCGCCCCAGCTTTTTCGAGGTTTGCCGCGTTCGACGAGGACGTCATTAATTGTTTTAAGGCCGGCATTGATTTCCGCAATGTCGCGTTTCGACTGTTCGTCCTCGCTTCGTTGCAATTCAGGTATGCAAGAAAGATCGAACTTTCCGCGCTCATTGAGCGCGAATCGCCTGAAAAACTGCGTTTCCACTACCATCTCGAAGTTCTTGAGTACGGGAATCAACGTGTATTTCCAGAACGCCGCGTGCTGGTTTTCGGTATCGGTTCCCGAAAGGTTTGCCTTCGCGTCCTGGATGTTTGCCACCCGTGGAGGGATGCCGTACTTCGCGAGAATCGTGTATAGATTCCATCGCTTCAGGTCGAAGAGCTTCAGGACGTCCGGCGAAAAGGTCAGGGGTTTGAATTCAGTTCCCTTCCCGATCACCGCGATCTTCCGATTCTTCGAGTCCTTGCCGTACTTCCGCTCCCACCGGGCTTCGATCAGATCGGCCTCTTCCTCCCGGATAAGCTGATCGGTCTTGAGTATTCCCTGCGGAATCGCATTATGCTTAAGAAGGTCTGTGTTTGATCGGTTTGCCCATGAATCCTGATCGAGCTCGTACTTGAGGGAGACGAGAGGGGATACGCCCCTCCAGGGATTCCATGGATTCCAGTCGCGGAAATGAATCACCTCGTCAGGCAAGATCGGGACGATGTCAGTGTCGCTCGAGTAGAACCAGCGAATGACTTTACCATCCTCGACGCGCATGGTCATTCGACGTGGATTCAGAATATGAATCGCGTCGGGTAAGCCGCCCGCATACTCGTTCCCGAAATACCAAAAGGCTTCGCCTTCGAGAGACCACCACGCTCCCGTTTCTTTCCATAGATCGAATCCGCTCAAGCGGGGATTTGGCTCTCTGAAGAGGCGCACTACGGGGCCGTCGGTTACTGGTTTCCCGTCCTTGACGATCGTGAACTCCGTTCGGCCGATATTACGCATGAGAATGCCGATCGCGATATTGACCCATGCGTGGGTCAAATAGTAATCCTGGTGTCCGGGTCCTTGCATTGCCTCAGAAAAGGGATCGTGATCCCAGGGGTCATCGTCCCCCTTTTGGGCCGCAACAGAAAAACCTTCGAGCGCTTTTCGTATCCCGGATAGAAAGGTTCCAACGCGCATCAGGCCCGATACTCCTTCTGTGTACCGTGTCCGAAGCGGTTTGTCGAGAATTGGCAAGCTCCTCCTGTAAGGTAGTTTGGTACGTTTTTAATTATATTCTCCTTTTTATGTCGTCACTTTTGCGCAAATAGTGCACCATATTTACACGCATCACACGCACACGACCCCGTACTGCACTTGACTGAAAATCGCGTAGCGCATCGCATCCATGTAATGGTCGTTTATCTTCACGATCTGGTTTGACTCGTCCCGCGCGTAATCGCTGATCTCAAGGAGAACGCCCGTACAGGCGGCACTCACGAAAAACTTTCCCCGTTCCATTAACGCGCTTATATAATCGATTCCTGGCTCGACGGAATTATTGGCCTTCACGCCGCCGGTTATCTCTTGTATTCTCTCCCCGCCCGCTGGATCGCAGAAATTGGGAAAAACTCCCGTCGTTCCGTCCGCGTTCAGGTACCAGCCACGCTCGATCAAATCCTCATTGAAGGTTCTCGTCGGCACGTTGTACGCCCCGTGATCGGCGATCAAATACACCGTGTCTCCGATCCATCCGACCTTCACGTTCGTGATGTTGAGCCCGAAGTCCTGCCCCGCAGTCACGAAATCGTATCTATCAGGCATATCCTCAACATTGAGGATCATGTCCTCGCTGAACTTCTCGTAGACGACGCCCTCAGCCTTCACCCAGAGCCCGTCCCTGAATCGCGCCTTCTGCTTCTCGGGCATCGTATCGAGGATATCCTCGATGTAATCCGCGGCAAGATGTTCCGCGTTGTCCTGCGGGTTCAAGAGCATCGAAGCGTACAGTTCCGGCTTCGGAAGCGGCGTGTCAGTTCTCGGCTCGATCTTCCTGATGAACACCTTATACGCCCAGTGCATTGGGCTCGCGGGATTGCAGTCGTACAGGAAAAGATTCCTGCATCCCGGAATGTTCATCGCAAGCCGGCTGTACGCGACGTTCACCGCCGCGTAGGAAATCTGACTCACCTCGTTGAAGTAGATCGTGTTGTACTCATGTCCCAGAATCTTGTCGACCTGTTCCCTGTCTCCAAGTCCGCCAATCCATATTTCCGATCCGTTCCAGAGCTTGATGTAATTGTCGTGAACGACGTATGTGAAGCGCTTCTTCCCGACTATCTTCTCAAGCCAGGGAATGAGCGTCTCATGCAAGACTGAACTTCGCGCGTCCTTCGTCCGCAATCGGCAGATCAAATGCCGCGAAGCTGAGTACCGAACGGCCCGGTAGATGATAACGATCACGAGGATCGTCGTCTTACCGCTTCGCGATCCCCCGAAAAGGAGGATGTGCTTCGCGCCCATTTTCAGGAGTCGAAGCGCCGCGCGCTGAACTCGCGTTGGCCTGAAAACGGACTCAAGCGCCGCGATCATCACAGTCCTTCAAAGTCGTTCACGAAATTAATCTCAAGCTGGCCGGTAAAATCTTTGCTCTCGTCCCCATCGCCCGAATCTGACTTGCCGAACAAGGCACGTTCGATGTCGATCGAGTTCTTGAGCCAATCCATCACGTTGACCTGGCTCAACTCCTCGGGGTCGAACTTCTCAAGCCGCTTCTCGACGATACTTAAGACCTTCTCGGTAATCCGCTGGTACATTTTCTCGCGCTCTGCGAATTCCCGTTCCCGTTCCGCGCGCTTCAATCCGTCGAGGTACGTGTCGTACGCGCCGCAGCGCTTCACCCAGTCGAACTTCGCCGACCACTTGCACCACACTCCGTAGCGGGAAGAAGGAATCCCGTTCAGCGCGAGCGCCTTCAGGATTCCCCGGTCCCGTCCATGATCCCGATAAAGGCAGAACGCGTTCCATGCCGCGTTCGTCTCATCATCCTTTCTCTCCCACACCTCGGAAATGAATCACCTCCCCTCGCGTCCTACCGCGCCGTTTTCTTAGCTTCCCCGGAAAGCTCCAATGTGCAGAGACCCCGGATAATCCTGACGGCGTTATCGAATTCTCCCGCCCACTCATCGTTACCGGTTTCAGCCGCATGCGCTTTTCGCTTCTCGAGGAAGACAACCGCCTTACTGATACTCTCGAGCGTCAGATACGGTTTCTTCATGATTCCGCTACCTCCCCGCCTGTGACCTCAAGCGTCCCTACTCGCCAAAGCCGCAAACTGTTCAGTCGTTTATCGTGATCAATGTACCCGTGTTTAATAGCCGTGAAATGATCTACTTTTTCGACAATACAAAGCGGTTTGTAGAAATAAATACAAATCCCACGCATTGCGTAAGGCTGTGCCGCCTGCATTTTTCTCCCGGGGGAGGTCCGGATTATGCGGCCAGTGCCGGAACCCCGCAAGGCCAAGGCAAGCTCACTCGTTCGCTTCGCTCCCTCGTTCGGCCTTGCGTGAACCCGGCACTGGCCAGGAATTTTTTTTCGTCCCCCGGGAGAAAAATAAAGGGCGCGGTCCGCGTTTTTTATTTTGTACTTCACGTCCTTGCAACTTTGAAATCTCGTTCCGGACCAAAGGAGTTTTTTATGAGTGATCTTGCATTAGTCGAAATTGAGCGCGTCGAAACGTTCGAGCGCGAGGAAAGCAGGTTTGAGCAAAAAGGTTCAAAGTCTCTTTATTGGCCGGAAGACTTGTTCTTGTTTCCGCGCGTGCTCGAGGATTGGGGCGTCACCACCATCGACGTATCGCAGACGGCTTGTCAGTTTGGCATACAAACGCCTGTCCACATCTCAAGCGGACTGTATCACAAGTGGATAGCGAACGGCATCAAGAATCCGGTCAAGAACGTCGAAACGCTTTGTCACGCGTTTCTATATGCGGTCGACTGCGACCTGAAAGATTCCTGTGTTCTTGATTTCACCGTTCCGGGTAACGGTACGCCGCCTTACAAGGCAACCGCGATGCTCCACGGGTTCAGGATTAAAGTCATAAACCTGTCCTGGAAACCTTGAACAAAAACGGCCGGGAATTAATCCCGGCCGTTTCGCCTAACCCTCATGATACTTGATCGACACACAGTCCCGCTTCTCGACCGAAACCGGGACGCCTTCGTGCATCCTGATCTCGATCCCGAATGAACCGAATCTCTTTTCCTTAAGCTGCGCGTCGATCCATGAAAGAACCTCGGCGCGGACCTGCTCGGGCGTCAACGGCATACGAGATCCGCTTCCGTGCGTTCGACCTTGTCCAGCGTATTCTCGTTCAGGAAAAGCTCGACGTCGCTCCGCTTGAACAGAACCTTCCGCCCGACGACGACGCTCGGGATCTTCCCTTGCTTGCGCCAGCGATACACGGTCAGCCGCTTGCAATGCATCAGCGTCATGAACTCGCGCATATCCATCATGCGGTTACAGTCTTCCCTTTCGTCGATCAACAAGTACCTCCTTGATTCGTCATGAATCAGAAAGTACCAGAGCATTTCAGGGAACGGATGGTCTAGTTTTTCGACAGGATGAAACGCCTTGTCGATAAACCCTCAATCTTCCCGATCGCCGGAAGACCATATGCCCAACGAGGGATTCCAGGAAGCATGCAACTCCGCGCCATCAGTGAACGCAGACCACACCGGAGAGAGAAACGATTCGATACCGTCAAGAACCGTTTTGAAATCAAGCTTCTCCAAGCCAAGACGCCTCAAGAAGAAACCCCATTTTCTCAGCATGTCCCGGTTATCCGCGAATGAAAGAATTACGGCGAACGTATCGCGCGTCCAGGAAGTGCCGCGATTCTCAAGAGTGTCCTTCACCGCTTTAAGAAGGATAGTCCCGTCAAAGGCGAAGGTTTGCGATAGATACCAGATGTCATAAAAATCCTTCATCCGGCTCGTCAGCTCGAGCCGGGAAACCATCGCGTCAAGTTTCTCGGCTATCGTGCTTTCGAGCGAATAGGTGCAAACAATGGGTGCGGAGAAATCTTCAAGCTGTGTCGGAATCTTTCGTATCTCGCTGCCGGGAACGATCACGTCACCGACGCCGAAATCAACCGCGAAAGGAGTCCGCGTATTTGCAATCCGTGCGACGATGCGCGCACTCACGCCCGCGTATTCCCGCTGCGGAGTGATAGCCTCTAGCCCGCCTGTCTCGAAGACGATAAAATCATTCCCGGTATCGCACGCGACGATCTCGTCGATAACCCGGCGCACGTCATCCGGCCGGTTCGGAAAATCACGGAGAAGAAAATCAATATCGATAGTCGCGCGACTTTCAAACCGCGTCAGCGTATAGATGAAAAGCCCGCCTTTCAGGATCAGCTTCCCCGCGTACGGCGAGATCGAAAGACGCCGGAGGAATTCTTCCTGACAAAAAAGCTGGAGGCAAAGCTGAAACGGTTTCCCGCTTTCGCGCGCCTTATTCCGCAGTCGCGCAAGGACCGACGCAGCGCGATCGTTCATAGCCACACCCCCAACACATCGCGAATCCGGCCCGTAACCCGCCGCCGCTTCGCGTACTCAAGAAGGTTTGCCACGTTTTTTTTCGGATCGGCTATGTATCCTTGAACGGCCTTCGTGAACGTCTCGCGTTCCATCCGGTTTTCGTATTTCAGACAATCGCAGATCACCCGGTCCCGGTCGAATACCCGAAGAGAAACGCCGTCGAAAGCGCCGCTCGTGACCCCGAGCGAAAGCGATTCCGCCGTCAGGAACCAGGGAACGATCGCAAGATCGGGAATATCGAATCGTCCGCGAAAGGTATTTTTATCGACCGCGAGATCCCAGGCAAGCGGGGTCCGGTCGCTGTAGCCCCAGTGAAACAGCGCCGAGTACATGCATACCACCGCGTCGGGAAACAGCGACGCGACCTGCGCCGACTCGCCCACCGCCCGCGGTTCCCCGGCAAGCCGATAATACCCGTTCCGGACCCGGACGAACACACCTTCGTCAACCAGCTTCCCGATCGCGCGACTATCGAGCTTCATCTCGGTGAGGCTTACCGTTTTGAGAATCCCGTTACTGTCCCGAAAACGCTTTTTCAGCTTTTTAATATCCATATCGCTTGTATCCACTAAAACTCCACTCACAAGGTTTACGAGTGGAGTTTTCATGCAATCAGTATATCGCCCTTCGGGTATACCCGCAAGGGCCAATGAAGCATATTTTCTCATCTGCGCTAACCCCTAACCCGCTTCCGCAAGGCTTACCGGAATGATGCCCTTGAAGGTCTCCTCGCTTGCCTGAGCAACCTCAGAAAGATCGCTGTCGAGCGCATGATCCGCGTAACCGTCGAACACCGCGCGAGTCTTGTGACCGGTGACGAGCATGACCTTTCGCGCCTCGAGTCGGTCGGACATCCTCGACGCATAGAAATGCCGCCAAGAATGAAACACGATATTCCGCTCTTTCCAGTACAAGCGAGCTTCGCTCTTTTCTTCATCCGTCGCCCCGACACCGACGGACAGAACGACGAGCATATCCTGCAAGGCATACAAGCTCATTTGCTGATCCCAGGGCTCATCCTTCTTGGAGCACCAGAAAACGAAACCGTCAGGACTGTGAGGATTATCCTTAACGAGCGCGCGAAGCGCATCGCGCACCTGCGACATGATCGGCACCCGCCGAGTCTCGCCAGTCTTCGTGCACTTGAGCCCGTCCTTCCGCGACCAGGAATGATTGATCGACAGGAACTCCTCGCCGATGTCGGAAGCCTTAAGCGCCAGAACCTCGCCAATACGTAAGCCCGTCGTCATCGCAGTCAGATTCGTGAGCATCGCGCGGCGATCATCCCAGTGAAGATCGAAAAGCCGCTTCGCTTCGTCAGGCGTGAGAACTCCCCGTTTCTTTGTCTTATTCGAATAACCGGCCAAGCCTTGCGTCGTGTCAAATCCTATCAAGTCATTTGCGAACGCCCATTTGAGCGCCGTCGTCCCGACCGTCATGATGCGGTTCAGCGTAACCGGATTGAGTCTCGGATTCTCCGTCGCAAGATGCACCGAGAACGTCTTTACGTCCGCCCGCGAGATTTCCCCAAGCCGCTTTCCCTTGAAATATGGAATCCAGTATTTTTCCGCGCGACCTAAACTCTCCTTCATGTGAGTCTTCCCCATCCGGAGACCGTGCGCGTGCTTTTCTTTCACGTAAGGCGAAACGTCATAGTCCCAGAAACGGGATATATACGAATCGAAAAGCTCTGCTCCCCCGGCGTCCTTGAGAACGAGCGAGGATACCAAGCCCTTCTCCGTCAATGCCGTTCCGATTTTGGAAACGTCCGCGGAATTGAGATTTGATTTCTTGATGATGGTGAGTATAGCCGCAAGATCAAGTGCTTCGGATATTTTCTTCGGCGGGTTTATGCCTTGAGCAGGGAGACCATGAACCAGCCAGCCATTTACGATAATGGCAGCTTCATCCCGAATCGTTTGTCGCGTGGATTTCGCCGGCAACTTAACGCCAGTCGCCTTGTCTACAAGCTCCGCATACCAGATTTTACCGCGACGGTGCAAATAAAAACGGCGCAT